CCCCTCAGAAATCTCTCAAGGACTGGGGCGACCAGAAGTGGCGCACCAAGTCTGGTAAACCGTCAAGCAAGACGGGTGAGAGATATTTGCCTGAGAAAGCTATCAAGTCTTTGACGCCATCTGAATATGCGGCTACAACCCGTGCTAAACGTGCAGGCAAGGCATCTGGTAAACAGTTCGTGGCTCAACCCAAAACTATCGCAAAGAAAACGGCAGGATTTAGATGACCACTACCGGCTCAACCCTCTTCAACATGGACTTCACGGAGATCGCCGAGGAAGCTTGGGAGCGTGCGGGCCGTGAAATGCGTTCTGGCTACGACCTGAGAACAGCTCGTCGTTCAATGAACTTGATGACCATTGAGTGGCAGTCTAAGGGTATTAACATGTGGACTATGGAGCAGGGGTTCATTAACCTAACTCCCGGTTTGTCTACATACGCACTGCCAACTGACACGATTGATTTGCTTGAACATGTCATCCGTACGGGTCAAAACACTTCGTCTACTCAGGCAGATCTAACAATCACTCGCATTAGCGTTTCTACCTATGCCACTATTCCAAACAAGCTTCAGCAAGCTCGCCCAATTCAAGTCTGGATTCAAAGACTATCTGGAGAAACTAACCCAACAAGTTCAGTCTTGGTGGGCGCGATTACGTCAACGGACACCACAATAACGCTAAGCAGCGTTGTTGGATTGGCGGGTTCTGGTTTTATCCGTCTTGGTACGGAAGATATTTACTACACTTACATCTCAGGTAATGTCCTTGGCGGTGTATTCCGTGGTCAAAACAACACAACTGCTGCCTCTCAAGCAGACGGAACTGCGGTATTTGTGCCCCAGCTTCCGGCTATCACTGTCTGGCCTACGCCTGATAACTCAACTCCCTATCAGTTTGTGTACTGGAGACTGCGCCGAGTGCAGGATGCTGGCGCTGGTATGGAAACCGCAGACATGAACTTCCGCTTCTTGCCTTGTTTGGTATCGGGCTTGGCGTACCATATCGCCATCAAAGTTCCTGAGTTGATGCCCCGCATCCAGATGCTCAAGCAGATGTACGACGAAACGTTTGAAATTGCAGCTGGCGAAGACCGTGAAAAAGCAGCGGTTCGGTTTGTGCCACGGCAGATGTATATCGGGAACACGTAATGGGTAATAGGTATGCTTCCGGCAAGAAAGCGATTGCTGAATGTGATCGCTGCGGGCAGCAATTTAGATTAAAGCAGCTCAAGACCGAAATCATTAAACAACGCAAGTACGAGTTGTTAGTTTGTTCTGAATGCTGGGATCCAGATCAACCACAATTGATGCTTGGCACGTTTCCAGTAGATGATCCACAAGCTCTGCGTAACCCACGCAGAGATACAACTTATGTAACTTCTGGTGTAAACGCAAGCGGGAATTTGTCTGGTGGTTCACGAGACATTCAATGGGGTTGGGGGCCTGTAGGCGGAGCTAGTAATTTTGATGCAGGATTAACCCCCAACTACTTGGTGGCAACGACATTTGTTGGTACAGTTAGCATATCTTAAGGAGTTTAAACATGGCATATACACGATCAGCCGATGGCATCGCTAAAAAAGGTAAAACCGAAGGTAAAAACTTAGGTAATAGCGGCCCTATTCAGAAAGAAACGATGGGCGGTAAAGGCAAGGGCAAAGGCAAAACCAATGCTGACATGAAGTCTATGGGTCGCAACTTGGCAAAAATTGCCGCACAGAAACGAGGCTAATCATGGCTACATTTAGCAAAAAAATGATGGGTAAAGAAGTTGGTGATGCGTCTGTGTACGCTAAACCACACACCATGTCCGGCAAAGCAGTTAAAGCTTCTGCTAACCCCGGTAGTGGCCCAGACCACAGTGATGCATCTACAGTCAATATGTCTGTAGGTAATGTTTCTCGTCGCCCTCAACCAGCAGCAAAGACCAGCGGCATTAAAATCCGTGGTACAGGTGCAGCTACTAAAGGTGTTATGGCTCGGGGGCCGATGGCGTGACAACTGCCAACGACGCAGGATATGTGTATTCAATAGAAAATACGGTGAATGGCCACCGTTATATTGGAAGCACTACCAATTACAAATCCAGATGGCAAACCCATCGGAGTACGTTGCGTCGTGGAAAACACCATTCTTTTATCCTGCAAAAAGCTTGGGATAAATACGGTGAAAAATCATTTGACTTTAAGTTATTGCTGGTTTGCCCAAAAAAGCAGCGTATTGAATACGAAACTCGTTTGATGTCATTGCAGACATACAACATATTGCGGACTCCGCATGAGGTTTTGGTTCGCGGTGGTTGGTCGCATACGCCTGAATTTAAAGCAAAAATGTCTGCACTGCACAAAGGCAAAGTGCTAACGGATGAACACCGAGAAAAATTATCCACGCACCGTAAAGGGCGTATTGAATCACAAGAGTTTCGGGAAAAAGCTCGGGCGCGTCAGTTAGGCGTATCGCCATCTAACGAAACTAGAAGTAAATTAAGTCAAGCATTAAAAAATTTTCGTTTTGCGGCAACTGAAGAAACCAAGCGAAAAACAAATTTGATTCACACAGACTGTTTGCTTGGGGGTAAAATTTCAGATGCTTGTGCTAAACACGGGCTATCAACCACCACTTTTTATGCGTATTGCAAAAAACTTGCACTGCCCTTGCTAAAGCAAAAAAGGGAAGCAACATGACTTATGATGAACTTGTAGTTGCGGTTTCTGATTACTGTGAGAATTCATTTCCCACAGTTGATATGAACATCTTCATTAGACAATGTGAGCAAAGGGTATACAACACTGCGCAACCTGCTAACTTGCGAAAGAATGTGACGGGCGTACTAACCACCGGCAACAAGTATCTCCAGTGCCCATCAGACTTTTTGTCTGTATATAGCCTGTCCGTATACCCGTACAACACTACAACTGCTACCGGTACATCTGGTCAGAAAACAATCGTAGTTGCAAGCACTACAGGTATTGCAGCGGGTCAGCAGGTTACGGGCACAGGCATTGGCACTAACGCTCAAGTGCGTAGTATTGCCGGTACAACCATTACATTGACTGTCGCTAACAGCGGCACGGTGTCAGGCTCTGTTGTGTTCCAAGGCGACTATCTGTATCTGCTGAACAAAGACGTTAACTTCATCCGTGAAGCGTATCCTTTGTCTGCGTTTGCATCTGAGCCTAAGCACTACGCCATCTTTGGCCCTCGCTCAGACGATGTGAATGAGTTGACGTTCATTGTTGGCCCAACGCCAAGTTCAGCCTATTACGCAGAGTTGCATTATTACTACTATCCCGAATCTATCGTGGATGCTGGCACTACTTGGCTAGGTGATAACTTTGATTCTGTGCTGCTGTACGGCACAATCTGCGAAGCACTTGTGTACATGAAGGGCGAAGGCGACATGGTCAAACTGGCGCAAGATCGCTACGTTCAAGCTATTGCTCTGTACAAAAACCTCGCAGACGGCAAACAAAGAGCCGATGCATACCGAGATGGTCAAGTTAGGGTTGCTGTTTCATGAGTTACATCTTACAAACCCAAACGACCAGCTTCAAGAAGGAGTTGTACACGGGCGTTCACGATCTATCTACGGATGTTTTGTACATCGCCCTGTACACCGCCAATGCAAATTTAAACGAAGCAACTACCGTTTACACGACTGCCGCAGAAGTTACCGGTGGTGGTTATGTAGCCGGTGGCGTAGTCTTAACGGGCGTGACGATTAACTCGTCTGGGTATACAGCCTATGTAGACTTTGCTGATGTGGTGTTTAACGCATCGGTGACAGCTCGTTGTGCTTTGATTTACAACGTGACTCAGGGTAATAAATCTATTGCCGTGTTGGACTTTGGCTCTGACAAAACATCTACCAATTTCACAATCACAATGCCAGCTAATACAGCAACGGCGGCGCTGATTCGTTCTTCTAATTAAGGAGTCAATATGACCACAGAAAAACTCAAAGTAACTGACCAAATGTCGAGTGGTCTTATTGCAGGCACTCAATCTGGCGAACAGGCTAAAGCTACAGGTGTTTACCATGTTGAATGCCGTGATAAAGATGGTAACTTGAAGTGGTCTGCTGACACCAAAAACTTGGTGGTTAACGCTGGTTTGGCTTATATGGCCGGTACTGCTTTGACTTCCGTGGCTCAGATTACCACTTGGTACATTGGTTTGTACGGCTCTGGTGCTTCTAATACGCCTGCCGCTGGTGACACAATGTCTTCGCACGCAGGCTGGACTGAGGTTGTGGCTTACAGCAATGCAACCCGTGTGGCGGCTACGTTTGTAACAGCAACAACTGCCAACCCTTCTGTGGTAACTAACACGGCATCTCCTGCTACGTTCAACATCAACGGCACAACAACTGTGGGCGGGGCGTTCCTGACCAGTGGTAGTGCTAAAGGCGGTACAGCAGGGACTTTGTTCTCAGCGGCTGACTTTGGCTCACCCGGTGATCGTTCTGTGGTGAGCAGTGATACTTTGTCTGTGACTTACACATTCAGCTTGGCGGGCTAATATGTCAGCGTGGGGTTCCGGCGCATGGGGTGATGGTGGCTGGGGCTTCACGGCTTTTTCAAGCACGGTTGATGAGACTGCGACAGGAACAGATGCGGTAGCGGCGGCACTCAGTGTTAGTTCTTCGGTTGATGAGACTGCTACGGGGACGGACGTTGTATCAGCTTTGGTACAGGTCAACGCGGCGGTTGATGAGACAAGTACAGGTACAGACGCAATAAACGCAACGGCAACGTTTGAGTCTTCGGTCAGTGAAACGGGTACGGGTAGTGATGACGTAACAGCATTGCTTACGATGAGTGTCTCGGTTACTGAAACTGCTACGGGGTCTGATGTAGATGCGGCTTTTGCTACTTTCTTAACTCAGATCACAGAAACAGCGACAGGCACTGATGCGGTAACTTCATCGTTTGCGTTCTTAGTCACCA